AGCGGGGAAGCTGTTAACGGTAGCCAAGGCGCTTGTGCTGGTGTAGATCGGTGGGCTGATTGCCATGTTTGCCAAAGCATTGCTAACGCCAGTTTGTGCAGCGGTCACAACAAATTGCTGTAGCGAACCAGTTGACTCACGGGTCTGTGGGTTAACTGCAAACACGTTTGCAATCGTAAACACATCACCAACAGTCACTGTGTCAGTTGCACCAGTAAGGCCGTCAATGCTGATGGTCGATTGGCCTTGGGTGCTAACAGCACCGTTAACCAAAATCGTACCGGCACGGGAACCAGTGGTGTGAACCTTGATGGATTGGCTCATGTTAATTTCGTCAAAGCCCAACACGCCAGTACCCATCATGCCGTTCTTAAACTGCTTGCTGATGGTGTCGGTGGGATTGAAGAAACCAGACAGACCGTTGACCAAGCCAGCGTTAGCAGCAGGGTTGACGGTAGCGTAGCGGGGCGCCATACCAGCAGCCGATTCGTTGAGTTTCTGCTGCGCTTGCAACAGAACCAAAGCGGTAGCGGGAGAAGTGCCAGGAGTGCCTACGGTGTTAAAAATAGCTTTGTAGGCATTAGCAACGTCAGCGTCAATGCTAGAGGCCAACTGAGAGATGCGGGGCTTGAGAACCCGTTCTGCAAAGTCATCCAACGACAAAGTCAACTCAGCGGTGGTGAAGTTTACACCGATGTGCTTTTGGGTAGAAACCGTCAGCGTGGTGCTTTGCTCGGCATCGTCCTGCACTTGCAGGGCTGCACCGTCAGTCACCAAAGCGCGATCAGGCAGGCGAATACGCAGAGTAGAGCCGATTTTTGCACCGCTAACAGCAAAGCTGTCATCGTACTGTCGGTTCACGTTGCGGGTGATTACCAGGTTGTTCTCAAGAATCTCAAGAGCCTTCCGAGTAATCATGTCAATGGTAAGAATACTGTTAGCCACGATTTTTCCTTAGAAAATAAATTAAAACTTTCGCGCCTGCAACGCTTTCATTTGTCGCGCTCTGTCGGCCTCAATCCACTGGCTGGTACTCATGGTCTTGATAGACCGTGGGTCAGTTGTGTCAAAAGACCCAGAACCCACCCCTCGGGCGGTAACTGGTGAAATCGGTTCAGGCGCACCAGAAGTACGCTTTTGGACGGGGTTCTCGGCTAACTTAGCCTCAAGCCGTCCAATCTCTTTGGCCTGCAAAATAGGCGCTAGTCGAGAAATACGATCTGCCTCTTTCGGATTTGAGCCAAGGTGATAAACCAAGTCAGGCCCAATGTCCGACGATTGAATCGTCTGTGCCATCACGGTTGTAATCTTGAGGCTGGGGTTGTAGGCAACTTGTTCAAAGTCGCTGTACTTAGCCCTAGCCGTTTCTTCACGCTCGTGATACCCATCAAGAATCTCAGCTTGTTGTTTCTGGAGTTCCCGCTGCTCAATCAGTTTATAAGCCTTGGCCTCTGCGTAAGCATCGACCGACTCAAACTGATCTTGCGGAGGTAAGTCCACTGCCACTGCTGGCGCAGGCTGTCGCTCTCGTTCCCACTTTCGCTGCTCTCTTGCGAGGCGTTTACCAATAGCGGCGTCAAGTTCCTCTTGCGAGAATGTCTTAGCTGCTACTTCCGGCGTTTCAACTACAGGTTCTGGAGTAACCGCCGTGGTTTCCAGTTCCGGCGCGGGGGCTAATTCCGCTACTTGCTCTACATCTGACATTTTTGAATCCTAAGATTCCCTGGTCATTGGGCCAGTACAAATATTATAGTCCTTGTCCAGGTGTGACGTAAAGAACACAAGAAGACGCCGCTGTTGCGGTGAAGAATGAGGTTGGCGGGAAGTTGAACACTTCCACGGCCCCAGCCACAATAGGGATGCCGTTGCCGGTGGTGGTAACCGCTGCGGCATTAGTAACCGCAATAGCCGCCGTTGCACCAACACCTAAGAAGGCGGTTACCGACCCCACGTTGACCACCCGGTACTGGTTGGTTGGCGGTGTGACTGCCGTAAAAGTCGGCAGAATCTGCGCGGCTGTTGGGGCGCTTGAATTAGCGGTAATCACAACGGTTGGGCCGTTTGGAAAAAATGCGGATTGTTCGTTAGCCATGTTTGTCTTTCAAGGTTGTTCAGCGGCTCGTGCCTCAACTTCATACGGATTCATTTTATAACCATAGCGCAGCATCCACCATGTGTACTTGATGGTGTACAGCACTTTGCCATCCCGCCGCATTTGTTCCAAGTGCGTCATTTCATGCCGTATCAAGGCGTTGTTCAACTCATAGCCCGGAGCCATGTAAATGACGTTCCAAAAGCTAGTCCACCCCTGGAAACCGCAGGCTTTCATGTACCAAAGGATTGGGCCAGAGGCAGTGCGGATCATGGTTTATTTTCAAGCTGTGCTACACGGACAGTAAGGGTTTCAATAGTTGCAAGTGCTTTTTGCAAAGACATGACAACTACTGCCAAAACAGATCGGTCATAGTAGCCCCACGGCTTACCTTCTTCAGGTTCTGGCGCAGCTTCTGGGCCAATAGCAGCATTGACGTTTTGTGCATAAAACCCTAGATGCCTGTCAACACCAAATGTTTCTTTCTTTTCATTGTTGTAGTACCAATATCCCGGCTCCAGCTTTTTAAGCATGGCATTTGGGTTGATTGGCACTCCGTCTTTAATTTTCCAAGTTTCATCTGAGACAGAAGATATAACACCAGAAGAAGAAAATGTTGCTGTGCCAGCGCCGTAAGCAGCCATAGTGACAATGCCGGTAGAGGCAAGGCGCATTTTTTCAGAGTCATCTGCGTAAAATACAATAGATCTTCCAGAAGGCGCTAATAAATATAGGCTAGTATTAAACGCATATATGCCGTCTCCCAACAAACGTGTATATGATGCTCCTCCCGTAACCGTTGAACGAAATTCAGGGCTAGCCCCTGTATTATTTACGACAGTCCCATCAAACGTCAACACAGACCCAGAGGCAAGTGTTGTGGAGCCTGATGCGTAAACAACTCCATTGGTGGTGTAGCTAGTAAGCCCTGTACCTCCAGATGCTACGGGAAGTGTGCCTGTAATTTGGCTGGCGTTAATGATTGAGGTCGTAGTTTTTAACATAGTTCATTCCTTATGTTTGGTTTGTGCGAATGTCACAACCAAAAATTCCAACTCGTTGTAGCGCAGCATCAGCATTATTGGCAACCGATAAAGTTAAATTTACAGCAACTTGGCCGGTTACAACTAAAGTCGCAGAACCAACCAATGTCCCATCGTAATACCATTCCCAGTTTGAACCAGAATAGCTTATTACTCGCAATAAATGTACAGTAGTATTTGCAATGGTTGTTAAAAGATTAACAACAGTTGGTGTTCCACTTGAATTGCAAACAATTCCTTTTATGGCATTGCCATCAATTCTAAATCCAGCAGCATTGTTAGTTGGGTTGCCATTTGCAGCAACCGTAGACAACATTACCCATGAATTACCATTTGTAGTGCCAGAGTTAATATTGCTAACGTAAAAATCAGCAACAAACGATTTTGTCCAATCCATAGAACCTTGACCTTCGCCAACGCCCAAGGCCATGTTAGTTGTGCTTGCAAGTGCCGTACTACTTGCAGTGCCTCCAGTTGACAACAGTGTTCCGATGCCATCGCCTGTAACTGCACCAGTACCAACTACGGCTGTTGTAAATACATTAAGCGATACAGGGACAGTAACTGCTCGAACAGAGGTTGGCTGAACATTTACAATTTGATTAAAAATGTTAGTGTTGTTTCCATACATATAGAAGTTTGCTGGCAAATTTGCAAACGTATTTGTTGAACTATATGAAGATAAACCAAAACCAATTGAGCCTAAATAAACTTCGGAAACATTTGCGCCTGCCTCAAATTTAACAAGCTGACCTATCGGTGAACCAACTAAACGGTTTGCGTCAATAGTTAAAGCAATCGCATACTTTACTCGGATTGGCACATAGTCAGCAGTTTCACCAGAAATTTTGCCATTGAAATAGTTACCTCTAATGTCAACGCCTCTAATGTATGAAGACGATCCAAGGTCAATATCAAAATATGTTCCAAGGCCGCTATTAGTGACGTTTTCCTCAAAGTAATTTCCGTGGAAAATTAACCCGCCACCGCCAATGTTGACACGAACGCCGCCAGCAAAACAAGACTCAATAGTGTTGCCAACAAAAGACAAACCATTAAGGTAGTTACCTTCAATGGCGGGTGCAAAAAGAGATTCAAACACGCAACCAAAACAACCGCCGCCGTTCCAGGCTGTGACCAGTGTTTCTTCGTTGTAAATGCCGTAATTGGCAGCGTTGAACGCGCAATTAGTAAAAACAATAATAATTGACGATCTGATGCGAACGCAACCTTTTGTTTTGCTGGTATAACCCCAATCCTCAAAAAGTACATTGATATAGTTGGCGCGGCTCATGCCATTGATGTCAAGACCCCAGCCATCACCCGTGTTTCCAACAATCGCCATATCCCTGATCTGACACCAATTAACAGATGTTGCAGGTGGGTTTTGACCAGATACAAAACCACTTTGACCAGCAGTAGCTTGCCGAACGGTACTTGCGCGAGACCCATCACCAAAAAAACTAAATGAAATTGATGTGGGTAGTGTGATTTCGCTAGTAATTTTGTATGTTCCCGCAGGAAAATACAATCCTTGTCCATAAGATAAACTATCAACTGCTGTTTGAATTGCTGATGTGTCATCTGCGCTGTTATCACCTACAGCGCCAAAGTCTTTGACACTTACAGACTCGCGCAGCTTGGCTTGCACCGTAGTTGCTACAGCGCCTGCTCCTGCTGGTAGGTATCCAATCAAGTCAGACCCACCAGATGCGGCCAATTGCGCCAGGGTAGCAAACCCGCCAATGTTGTCTACTGTCCAGATCAGTACATTGGTACTGTCATACAGCGCCATTTTGTAAAGAGGCGTATCAAGCCATACAGAAGCCTCGCCACGGCTGTCTAAGATGACAGGGTTGGTGTTGGCACTGACGCCAGTAAAATCAGTGTAAGTAGTTTGTGGAGTAGTCGTACCAGCAGCGTAGGTGTACAGTTTTCCACCGGCCAATGGTGCGCCGTTGGCATCAAAAAATTGCAGCTTGGGCGGGGTTGAGTTAGTGGTCATGCTAAGAACCTTGGTTTAGTGGCGGCATTATTTGGCCCATCTGGTCTTGCGGCTCCATTGGCATTGAACTCATCAGATCACCGCTGGTTATCATGCCCTGCACAGTACCCAGCACAATCTCTTGTATCTGGTCAGGCGTCATGGCAGCAGCCATTGCGGTCATGCGTTTGGTTTCTACATCGTAGGCTTTGACCTCAGAGTCAAACCGCTTGATCTCCAAAGTCTGCGCTTCCATTGACTCTTGGACGTTTTGCAGCATTTCCTGCATCTGCTGCATCTCCTGCCCCATTGCCTGCATTTGCATATTGGCAGCTTGCAAGGCCGGGTCTTCATCGTCGCTCAACAGTTTGGGGTCAATGGTCTTAGCCAAGCGTTTAGCCAACTCATCTGCCCCAGGCCAATCCATTGCCTTGACAAACAAGTCGCCTGCAATCTGCATGAGCGCCGGGTTGCCTTGCAGCAGTTGGGCCATTTCTTCCCGTGTCTCTTGGCGTCTGGTGCTGTAGCTGGGGCCGGTGGTCACCACCACATCGTACTTGCCGACATTGGGGTTGTAGATTTTGTCAATCTCAATGCCCTCTTGATTGACGATCCGCTTGACCGGCATCTCTTGGGATGGGTCAATCTTTGCCATCTCAGTATCGCCATCCTCGCCAATGATTCGGGCAATACGCTGGGTGTCGTAGATTTTGGGAATCATGTCCAGCAGTTGCCGGGTCACATAGCGGATGGCACGGGCCAGGTTGTCAACATAGTGATAGGTTCCAACGTCACCCTCGCGCTGACGGGCTAGGATGGCCTTGCCGCTGCGCTCGTTACCGCCCATACCCAGGCTAGCGTTGTACTGCCCCGTGGCCGCTTTGATGTCCTCAGATGCCCCTGATTTGGCTTGTAAAAGGCCAGTTGAGGCCATCGGCGGCTGGGCGCGTTGGGGCAGTGGCAGCGTAGCGCCAGCACCATCAGTCACATCTGGGTTGACCTCAAGGTAGGGCCAGTTGGTGGTGTTGGCAGTCTTCCACTGAGTCTCGTACCCCTCAAACTGCCCACCGTAGCCAATGAACGGGGCTTTGGGCGCCAGGGCCAGCATCTCAGCTTCTTGGCTCACCCAATAGTTGTACATCCGCTGGGCGTCCTTGGCGTTTCGCACCAGACCCGAGACATAAATCTGCCCGTTGACCTCAAACTCATTGCCCACCACCCGCACAATGGGGATGTACTTACCAGCCCAATCGCGCTTTTCCAGCACCTCGTAGCCGTTGGTCTTGACCCAGCAAACCTTTTCCCGCTGCGAAATCCGAGTCTTCAGCGGTTTGCCGTAAAGCATCTTGAGTTGCTTGTCATCAGGCGTGTTGTTAAACGCCGTGATGTTGTTGGGGTACAGGTTGAGTGTCTCGGCTTTGTATTCCCGGTAGAAGTACTCCGCAATCCGCACTGTCTCATCCCGCAGCCACTGTTGGAGGTCTTGGTCGCCCAAGCCCAGCGACAGCAGGCTACTAATAGGCGCAGCGTCTGGGTACAGGCGCTCGTACTCGTCTTTTGGCACATCGTCTGTGACAAAACACCACCGGGCATCCGCACCGCATGGGTCTTGGATAGCAGGATCCATGTAGACCGAGAATGAGTTGCGAATCCGCCCAATCTTCAGTTCCTGGTCAAAACTGTTCTCGTCGCAGTACTCAGTTAGTACGCGAATGTAGCCTTCGCCATAGGTAACCTGGTTCTCGCAGGCAGTCGCGTAGGCAATGTCAGCGTCACTGATGTACTCAATGTGCCGCACGATACCGTTGAATATCTCCGCCATCTCGGGGTCAGCAACGTCATCCGCAGGTATAACTTTGCCGCTAGGCTTGTTGTACCGCTGGTCGTTGGTGACTTGCCGAACGTGCTGCGGCAACTTGTTAATAGTCAGGCAGGGACGGGCGTTGATCGTCTGCCCTTGGACGGCCCCGCGAGTCGCCAGTACATCAGCAGGCCATTGCCACTGGTTGTCTGGACTACCCGCCATGAACCGCAAGTCATCAAGTTCATTGCCCCGGCTTTCACTGTAAGCATCCACCGCCATTGTCATGCGCGAACGCATGGTGGAGAGCATATCGCTGTACTCTACATCGTCGCCCCCACCAACATCGGCAACCTTGCCAACCTTGTTAATGCCGGTGTAGTCAGCCATTATTTTGCTTTCTTGGCTGCGTTCTTAACAGCATAAGCTATTGCCACGGCCTGTTTGACAGGTTTGCCTGCCTTGACCTCGGCCTTGATATTGGCCTTGAAAGCCGCAGGCGTAGGTGACTTTTTGAGTGGCATTATTTCTTCTTCGCCGTCTTGGCAGAATTTACAAAGTCTTGCTTGCTAGGCGCTGCCTTGCTGCCGACTTTGTTCATCTTCTCGCCAGAGCCAGCCTTGATACGGGCTTGTTTGGCGTTGATGTTGGCATAGAGTCCGGGTTTAGCTGATTTCATATTAGCACTTCCATCGTTTAAGGGCTGCTTTGGCGCGTTCGCCATCCTTGGCGTTGGCCGCTACTGCGCCCATTCTTGCACAAAATGAATCCTTGCGGCCCTGATCGGCCTTGGTCTTGGGGTTAGGCGCAGGAGCCTTCAAGTTAGAGCCAGTGGCTGCATTGTAGACAGCACGGCCCTTGGCAGTCAAACCAGCGCCTTTGGACGTTGGCAGCTTCTCGCCGCGCCCAACTGATAGAGATACGCTTTTCTTCATGATCCCATCCATCCAGTTGACACCGCCGAGTGATCCGAGTACCTGCGCGGCGCGGCTTCACGGTACTCCCGATGCGCCACAGGGAAAGCAAACGTCACGCATATCGCATCCGCAGCGTCTGGACTAGCTAAACCCCGTGCTTTCATCTCTTTCTTGCTCTCCAAGAAGATCGTACCCC